ACGGGAAGTGTCATCATAGGTTATTTACTTAAAGGGTTGATTACCCAAAAATTTAAAATCGCAATTATCCTTATTTACAAGTTGATGCATCTTCCACTTTTGCCTCTCTTTAACAGAGAGTGGAATCCTCCAGGACTCCTCCCCATTTCCAATCAATGATCGGATTTTTGCCGCTACAGATCTTTCGAACTTACAGGGAATATATTTCTTCCTGTGGGGTATTAGCCCGCGGCCTCCAAGCCATTCCGGTATAAACCATGGAATGTCAGGATACTTATCAAGTTCCTGACGGTGATATTTAATAAATCTATCACTGGCCAATTTCCAATATTCATTTGGACAAGTCTTTAACAATTCTCGATGGAGGCTACCTAAGGTACAAGCATTCTTTTCACGAATGCCGGACTTTTCCTGCCCGTAAACTAAAGCCATATTGCAGTATTTCTGCTCCTCATATGACCAATTCTCCTTACCGGAAAATTCCTCCCATCCCCCAATACCATTGTTATACTGATATTGAACAGAGTTCATTGTTAAAAACTTGGAACTTACAAAAGTTTTTCCGACAGAGGAAGATAAACCAGCAAAAGCCGTTACCTTCTCCCATACACCGAATATACGGTCCTTATGTCCTTGAAAAACACAATCATCACCATTTATCCCTAAAGGGGCACTTTCGTGACCTTCTAGGTATCCATCTATGATTTTGTAAGTTCTCTTCTCAGATATCTCCAGCGCAAATCTGCATAATGCCGCATTTGCGAGGCAAAGGAATGGGAAGCTTATAATACTCCCCATCAATTGCCCTTCCGTCTGAGCTTCAAAATGAATATTTTTATCTAAATTATCCCAATCAATTTCAATCCCGGTACCCATCATCCTTAAAGCTGCATTTAAAGCTGGATGAATTATAATGTGGCCAGTTAAGGCTCTCAACATTAACTCCTGTAATTCACTAAGATAAATATCCGAGATATCCTCAGAATTTTCCTTTAATATCGCTATAAGCTCTATACAAAGGCACTCGGACACCCAAGAATGTAAATTATCAGTAGAAGCGACATAGTCACCACTAACAAATACATTCTCGTCGCCAAGTTTACCAATTTTCTCAGTAATGAATTCACCAGTAATAGGGGTACCCACAAGTTCGAACACTTTTATGTCTTTAATCGATCTCCACAACCACTTCTGTATGGGTTTTAAAGCCATATAGGTTAGAGGTGGGCCAGCGGTGATAACACGAACTTTTAAAGGTTCAGGTAATCCAAGACACTTAGTCAACGGATCTTCAATTATCGCTCGTAGCCATAGATCATCATAAAAGTGATTCCAAACAGATTGAAATTCAGAATCATCATACAAGAGGCCTAAAGTCCTCAAGGTTTCGGGGCCATGTTCAAGCTCCTCCTCCTCAATTTCCTTACCCTCCCTTTCTCCCATCATTCCATACGAAGATACCATTCTTCCAGACAAGTCAACTTCATCGATTCTTTTCTTAATTAAAGATTCTCCACGACTTATAGGAAAGTATTCCGGGAATGTATCATAAAAGGCACCAACAGCTCCATCTTTTTTCCTACTAAACATATAATTACTATTTGTCGAGGGAAAAAATGGCTTATAAACGTCATCTCGGGATAATTTCTTATCACGAAAGACTTCACGAATGGTTCTGCGTAATTCCATGCAGATAACCGCCTTATTGATAGGTTGAAACCAATCATTATCATCCTCCAGCTGGAAATCATCAGCTTGAATAGGAGGTGAAGTAAGCTTTTCAAAAGTTTTCACTTCAGCCTCATACACCTTTTTACTGTGTACAGGGGGGGCTCCCTTCTTTGATTGGGCAATAGATTGAGCAAAGCTCACAAGTTTCTTTCTATCGAAATTTCGCAAGAATCTCTTTGCGCGGCCATAAACCAAACAACTAGGATCACTAAGATCTTTAAAGTTTTCAATAGATGGCGGGGCAACAGGACAATCCTGCTCCATAACGTAAGAGAAGAAAGAATTTATCTTGTACTTAAACAAATCCTTCCAACTCCCGAAACCTACAAGCTTCACGTAAGAATAATAAGATTGAAACAATCTTTCCTTGTCAGCCAGAATTAATCTCTTATAGAGACTGGCATCTTTACGTGTAAATGACAAGGGTGCATCTTCTTTGTATCCATATATGTTCAAAACATCATACAACACATCGACCAGATGCTCGACCTTTACAAGATCATCTAATTCATATTCATCACTCGGAAGAGGATGAACTTTACACCATGAATTAGGTGATCTAGGGAAGTTCTTGGGTAACTTCATGCCCACGTTTTCCATAACAAATATTGCTGTTGAAAAACAGATCTTTGGTACTTTTAAGTGGCCAAAGGGTTAGATCTACG